AGGTCTTTGACATAAGCTTCACTGGCATCATGAAGTAGGGCCTCTAAAGCAAATTCAGGTGCAACTAAATAACTTGCATATACAGAATGCTGAGCAACAGAATAGAAATTATCAATCTGTCCATTAAAGCGACACTCATTAGCTAAACCTGTCGCAATATCTTGAATGTCTATATCTTCGATCCGTACATCGAGGTAATAGAAATGTTTATTTGTTGCTGTTGCAATATAAGACATTATTCTCTCCACACAATTTACAAATGCCACCAAGTTAGTGGCATTTGTGCGATTAATTACGCTGAAAATTTACCAATGAATGTTTCGATTTTGCTTTCATTGAATTCATTGCAAAGCATATCTCGAAACTCTTGAGCGATTTGTTCTTCAAGTTTTTCAAGTTGAATGATTCGAAGAACTAAAACGGGAATATCATCACCAGTGAGTACGCTATAACGTAATTTAATGCTACGTTCTTTTAATTCGTCATAAGGAGTACAAGTAAACTGGAATGTAGCAGGCATAATGTCTTTGCTTCTTGCTTCAACATTTTCTAACACTGAGCGTTTAGCACTAAAATCAGCATTTTCATGTTCAGCAGAGCGTGTTGATTCAATCGTAATACGACGAACAGCAGAAATAGCTTGTTTGATATCTAAAACATTACCGTCAGCATCAAATGCCATTAAATAATCGTGCCAATCTTCTAACCACTCGGCTAATTGTTTTTGACGATATTTAACACCATCCATTTTTAATAATGCTGTGAATGGGGCGGTTTGTTTTAATTTCACAATAGCAGTGTTATCAGCATGACCTGCTTTACCTATTGTGCCGAGATTAAAAATAGTTTCGGCACTCATTTCATCGGCATCAATAAAGCAGCTAACACCTTCATCAATTGCATTCTTGATTGAGTATTTAACAAAGTCGCTGATACTGGTTGTTTTCATTTCCCCGCGAAAACGGAAACGACCTTCTTGTAAATTTTCTAAACTACTTACTTCAAAGTCATTCGGAAGCACAATCGCTGGACAAAGAGATTTTTCTATTGCTTCGAGGCTTAATGAAGCCACGGTCATATCTTGAATTTGCGAAATAGCATTACCGTCTAATTGAGACATGAGTAGACTCCTACTTATTTAAAAGTATTAAATTAAATGGATAGGTTTAATTAAAAATAAGAAAACTAATTAATGGCTTTTAATTTCCCGTCGGGCCGACCTTGCAAAGAAAATAATTGACCTCGATCTTCTTGCATAATGGTCAACTTGCCACCTTTACCTACGTACATAGGTGTTTTGGTGGTATCTTCCTCAGTCCGTTTTCCTCTAGGTGTTGGTGCAGAGAATTTAAGCTTATGAGTTATTTCAACTCGTTTTTCTTCCATTGAATTACTAAGGCGAGCAAAATCTAATTCAATAGTGACTTTGCCTTTTCCACCATTATTTAAAACGCCTAAAGCCACATCATTTAAAACAGCAGAGACTTTATTTTCAAAAACGCCAGCATCTAATTCGGAAAGAAAGTCAGGGACATTTGTCTTACGATCTTCTTGGCTCATTTCTATAACCTCATGTTATCTTTTCACACAATAAGAAAGGGCACTAGCGAGTTGATACAACCCGGATAAGACATTTCACAAATAATGCCAGTACCCTTACTTATTGTTAGATTTGATAAAATGGCTGACTGAGCAGAACATTATCACCACAACCCCTTTTAATGGTAAAAGACTCAGCCAGCCATTGTTTCTCTTCACACGTTCTCTTCACACTTCAAATATTGTGCCTGATTATTTTCCACCTCAGGCGGTGGTGGTATTCTTGGAAGCTCCTACACAACCAAGAGATAATAAAATGTCTAATTTTGATAGAGACCTACAATTTAAAATTTTAGAGTTAGCTGTGAATGATTATCCCAATCAAATAGATGATGGCAATGTACCTCCAGAACTCTATGAAATAGATAATAAAAAACTATGTGCTAATATTGCTTACCTCCAAGAAGAAGGATTAATTACTGGTGGTGTCGAAATGTACATGGATGGCCCCGAAGCCGATTTTGCTTTTATTAAGGCAACATATAAAGCCATAATCCTTTTAAGTGAAGAAGGTAGTATATCTGCACCATTAAATCTTATTACTGTAAAATTACATGACGATACACTAACCGCCATTCGTGAATACATAAACCAAACTATCTCTGACCCAGAAGAAAGGAGAGGATATCTGCAGCGCTTAAAAGAGCTTCCCGCTGACGCCACAAAACACATCGTGCTTCAACTATTGGGTAAGGGACTGAATCAGATACCGGACGCAGTTCAGTGGCTACAAACAGTGCTCCGTTCTTAACAAACTCAGATTCTTCACTATGTTTTACAAATTTAATCCAACCGATGGTTTCGTGTAGCTCTAACCAAAAGTCTTCATGGATATTGTCGGTTGACAGAGTTAGCGCGTTCTTATGAAAGACTAAGGCATAGATTTTGATGTTTTGTTTTTCATTAGTAATATTACTCACGCTAATTTCCCTCCACACAATTGATTCTCTTCACACATAAAAATCATTTACTTTGTATCTGAATAGCGCTTTTACTGATGTACTCTGCTATTTCGGCATCTAGCTTTTTTACATCGCTCATTAGTCTTTCTCGCTTACCGTGTAAAACAGGGAGGTAATCTATGCACTGCAACTTGCACCTCATCCACTTTGCGATATCTTCATTAGTGAAACCATTTGGCGCTATGATTATTGGTTCAGTTGTCATGAGTATTTCCCTCGCGTCTAAACTTGCTTCTGAGGTAACAATAATTCAATTTTGCATTTTACGCAATATTAATTTGCGATATTTACAAATTAACAAATAAAAAAAAGCCCGAAATAAGCTCAGGCTTTGATACAAATGCTGTTTTTACTAAGCGTGACGCCTATATTCGAGGCTCTGGCTAATCAAAACTTTCCCGTGCACACAAAATCTATGTTCATTTGTGCTGTTGATTTTCCATTGTGTATATTTGGGGTTGTCTGAGAGAACAATTATTTCATCTGGAACTATTTGTAGGCGTTTTACGTGTATATTTCCATCAAAAGAAAACACATAAATACCATCGCCATCAATATAATCTATTGATATATCAACAAAAATAATATCGCCTGGCTCTATTGTGCCAGACATGCTGTCACCACGAACGTTAATAACTTTTACTGAGTTCGCGGGCCGAGAACCGAATAGTAATTTGGCTTGTTCTGTATCATATTCAATGGAATGAATGACATCTATGACATCACTTGTTCTCACGCAACCTGGTCCTGCACTCGCACTAATATCAAGTAGTTGCACTTTATAAAGATCCTCGTTCATTTCGTCATGATTCAAATTACTGTGTTTATACACAGTATGATTATCCTCATCTGAAAATAAATCAAGTAAAGATATTGATAGTGCGTTAGCAATTTTCTTTAATTGTTGCTCGGTAAATGATTTTTGTTTACCAGTTTCAAGACGAGACACGTTGCCTGGGTCGCTATCAATAGCGTTAGCCAGTTCAGCAATTGTCATGTTCCGTTTTAAACGGATTGATCTGATTTTTTTTCCTATTTCCATGCCGTAATTACAAATCCTTTTTGCGTTATTTGCAAAGTAAATTGCGCAAATTGAATTGATGTTATATTATGCTTAAAACGCAAATTTAGGGGGTTCTATGCAAACACCATTAAGGTTATTGCGAATTAAGCAAAATCTTACGTTGAGTAAAGTTGCCGAAGCAGTTCAAATTGATGTAGGAAATCTTAGCCGTATTGAAAGAGGCGCTCAAAAAACTTCGTTAGAAGTTGCTGAGCGATTAGTTGCTTTTTTCAACGGTGAATTAACAGAGATGCAGATTTTATATCCGAAGAAATTTAGCAATCACAAATAAACTACTTCTTATTTTTTTAATTTGTAACTACAAAAAATCATTAACAAGGGTAGGAAATGAATCACTCAATAAAATTAACGTCGTTTAATAAAAACCAGAAGTTCATTAATACAAGGAATGAGTTCTTCGGGACATCTAATGATTGGAATATATCGACCTTCCTCATAAATTTCATTGCGTTTAAGGGTATCAAAAAAACGCTCTACAGCATGGTTATATTTCTTGCCTTGTTTTGTAGTCAAGTGAGGGCGCAAGGCTCTGAAATTATCTTGAGTGATATGAGGTATGTTTCTTTTTCCATCTACACAGTCGTCGCGAAATTTATCAAGAATCAGGAACAAGGGATCTGCAATAGCATTGAACTCCTTCCTCTTGTCTCTTCTGCGAGCGAGGGAGTGACCAAGCCAAATTCCCAAGAAAAAGGAAAAAATAGCCCAAAAGAGAGTAATAAGGCTGAGGCTGGTTTTGAGAAACGAGACCAAGTGACCCAAGAAGATATCGAACATATTAAGTCATCCTTTATCGGTATGTTATTTGCGTCTTTAGTGATGATCCCTCTAGGGATGATATTTAGTGAATGTATCAGTCCACGCATTTTAGCAAAGCGTAAACGTTGGATGAAGCTTCATGAGTTAAAAGCAAAGCGGTTTTACAGAAATAACCCTGATAAGCATTACGTCATGCCACGCAAAACTTTTTGTCAATGGCTGTGGTTTTAATAAAGAGAGGTATCTATGAGTAATCAATCAATAAAACAGGTAGTGAAAGACATGTGTGAGGCGACAGCTGGTGGACGTGAGGCGATGGCTGGAGCACTAGGTCTGTCTTTAACATCATTCAACAACAAGCTTTATGAGAAAAACGGTTGTCGTTCATTTGATTTAAACGAGCTATTAGCGATGCAAGATATTTCTCAGACCGTTTTATTTGCTGAATTTGTCGCTCGTGAATCAAATCGCTTACTCGTGGACAGAATTAGCCCTGCTGATTTAGATCAGACAGAACTATTCACATTACGTAGCAATGTTGACGAAATGCAAGGGCATTTAGCGTTACTGATGAAAAATAGTTTGGCTGATGGTGTTATTGATAACGAAGAATCGCAGAAAATAAAAATGATGTTAGATGGTTTAATTTCGCAGATCCGCACATTTATGAATGCATTTGTTTCGTTACATCAAAAGAGAAATTAAAAATGGCTATATCCAGAAAGGGTGAAGCCAACGATGCACGGTCGCTGGCTTCGGTTTGCCAATTTCAATTATGTGAAGAGAAATCAGCATGAGTAGATTAGCGCATTTAGTACCTAAAAAGCAATTCCGATGTTTACCTGTCTCAGGTCGTCAGTCATTCCGCTATGTAGAAATCATAGTCTCTGACGAACAACCAGACAACTACAAGAAATCTGCATGTTTGGTAGATAGACAGTCTCTTAAAAAGGCATGGGCTGATTTTTATTTTTCAAGTGGAGAGCGGGACAATGAGCAATGAGAACCCAAACCAACTTGATCGCTACTATAAAAATCACCGAGGTATCGTTGTTCATGTTGTTCGTTATGACAGAGAAAACAGCGCGTTATTTTTATGCTTGATGGTTGTGACGACCCACAGTGTGAACCTGTACAGCGTTTTAAAGAGAAGTACACACGTATTAAGTAATGAGGTGGCAAGATGAGTTTATTATTACTAAAAAGTCGCCCTTTAGTCGTTATTCCTGAATTAGCGGTACGTCTTGGTTTAAATGAGGCGATGCTGTTACAGCAAATTCAATATTGGCTAACTGAAACTACTTCAGGTGTTGAATATGACGGCTCACGCTGGATTTATAACACCGTTGAGGAGTGGAAGGAGCAATTTCCTTTTTTCTCTGAATCAACGATTAAACGCGCTTTTGCTAATTTGAAAAAGCAGGGTGTTTTACGCATCGAGCAAATTAATAAATCGAACCATGACCGCACTAATTATTATGCGATTAATTACGATCACCACTTGCTAACCGATGAGGTCAATATGACCCAATCGAACAGTGATAATTCATCTAATCGAATAGTTCAAAATGACCTTATCGATAAGCGCAAATTGAAACCGTCAAACAGTTCAAAATGCGCTGTTCTGAACAGGTCAAAATGGCCTGATCTTACAGAGAATACAACAGAGATTACTTCAGAGAGTACAACAGAAACAGATCATTCGTCGCAGAATTCTGACGAATCCAGCGACCAGCCGAAAAATGATTTTTTAACTCGTTATCCTGAAGCAGTGATTTACAGCGCTAACTTCCAAAAATGGGGCGATGAAGGTGATTTAAAAACGGCGAAATGGATGTTTGGTCGTGTTAAAAAACTAAATCCATCTGCGCTAGAGCCTACTTGGTATGACTGGGCGAACGATATTCGTTTGATGCGTCAAATCGATGGGCGTACCCATGAGCAAATTTGTGCCTTGTTCGATTGGGCCAACAAAGATTCATTCTGGTACCAAAACATTTTAAGTCCTCGTAAGTTACGTAAACACTTTGATGAACTATTCGTTCGTAGTCAAAAGCCAAAGGATGAGCTAAAGGTTCAAGTTGACACCGTTGAACGTGATAGTGCCTTTTCCCGCTTGATTGGCTCTCGGTCTAAACCTAAAAACCGCATTGAAGAAATTGCGCTTGAACTAGCGGGTAAGACAGGCATTCGCCGTATGAGTGAGTTTTCTGGTCGCCAAGCATGGAACAGTATTTGGAAGCAAGCGACAGAAATGTCTCTGGAGGCTCAGTAATGATTGATTACGCACTGAAATTACAGGAGTTAAAAAACCAACCTGCTCATAAATTAAATGAAATAGGGGATCAGTGGCAATCACCCGAAAACCTCGTATATGGCATCAATTCAATTTATGGTCCATTCACACTAGATCTATTCACTGACGGTGAAAACAGTAAAGCACCTTATTTCTACACAGCTGAAGATAACGCGCTCACGCAAGATTGGTCAGCGAAGCTAAAAGAAATCGGCGGTGTTGCCTTTGGTAACCCTCCTTACTCGCGTAGTTCATATCACGAAGGTCAACCTTTAACAGGTGTTGGTCACATCATGAGTCATGCATTAGCTATGCGTGAACAATACGGTCGGTATGTTTTTTTATTAAAAGCGGCAACAAGTGAAAGTTGGTGGCCAGAAAATGCAGATCACATCTGTTTTATCCGTGGGCGTATAGGTTTTGACGTTCCGAAGTGGTTTATTCCAGCTGATGAAAAACAAAAACCATCAGGTGCAATGTTTGCCGGGGCAATTGTCGTATTTGATAAAACATGGGCTGGTAAAGCATTTGATTACATTAGTAGAGAAGAATTAGAACAGCGTGGTAAGGCATTTATTGAGCAAATGAAGTGGCTGGCATCGAGAGGTGTTGCATGAAAACGACAGAGCAAATACTGAACCAATATAAAGAGGGTGACAAGATTGATCGCCATATTGTGAGTCGTGATTTAGGCATAGCTCTATCTAGCTCATCGAGAGCATTGTCATACCTGAATGGATTAGGTGCATTAGTACGAGTAGGCAATGAAGATCGCCCTGTACGTTACATTGTGACCAATGAGGCAGAGCACATTTACCAAGCGATAATTGAAGAGCGCAAACTAGGTGAATCGACCTACCTGCAAAAACAAAAGGCCAAAAAGCGCGCATTACCCACAATCAAATGGGTAAAACATGCCACCTCTAATTTTGATCTCATGGGTAAATTGCCAACAGAGCCTTATGACTCATTAGTCAGAACAGTAAGAGGTAATCACTAATGCTAACTAAATATATTCTGTTCGTTGGGTTTTGGTTTGTAGTGACATTGCTAATTGGAGTGTGGGGGACTTATGCCTGAACTTATGCTCACATTGCCATTTCCACCAAGCGTTAACTCGTATTGGCGAAACATTAAGGGGAGAACGCTGATTAGTGAAAAAGGGCGTAAGTTTCGAATTAACACGATCGCCTCTGTCTATGAGCAACTAAAACGAAAACCTAAAGCTATTAAAGAAAATGTCTCTGTCCTAGTTCGTTTATACCCACCAACAAAACAGCGCAGGGATATTGATAACTTTTTAAAGGCCCCATTTGATGCATTAACACATGCGGGTATTTGGGAAGATGATCAGCAGGTAAAGCATATGGATGTGATGTTAATGGAAGTCGTAAAGGGTGGAAAGTTAGAAATCACTATCCGCTCATTTAATAACGTGATGTACGGTCACGAATAAAACGTGGAGAGAAATAGCATGAATGGATTAATTGTTATTGATGGTTTTCAGGTTCGTAGAGATATAGCCGGTCGCTATTGCTTAAATGATTTACATCGAGTGTCAGGTGGCGAAAAACGACACCAACCATCGAACTGGAGTTCATTGGCTCAAACGAAAGAGTTGATTGATGAAATTTCGACCGCTCCTGAGATCACAGGAGCGCCTATTGCCACTGTCGCTGGTGGATATAACCAAGGGACGTATGTTTGCAAAGAATTAGTGTATGCCTATGCAATGTGGATCAGCGCTTCTTTTCATTTAAAAGTGATCCGTACCTTTGATGCTTTAGTGTCACAACAGCACCAGGAGAAACTCAGTGATAAGGTTCAAGCGGGCGTGATACTACTGGAATCGATGTCTAAAAGTTTAAACTTCTCGAATTCATCAAAATTAGGGGCTTATCAAAAGTTACAAGCAATGGCGGGGTTACCTGAGTTAGCCCCTGTTTATGCGATTGATGCGCCAAGTGGATCTATGGATGGCTCCAGTCGTCCTACTGTGGCTTTATCAACACTGATTAAAAAACACAATTTACCCATTTCAGCACAGCAAGCCTATAAGCGATTAGCCGAACTAGGCATTGTTGAACGTCTATCACGCCCAAGCACGAAAACTGCTAGCAAAACGAAAGAGTTTTGGTCTGTTACGGCTAGAGGTTGTCAGTTTGGGAAGAATATGACGAGCCCTAATAATCCTCGTGAAACCCAACCGCATTTCTTTGAGAGTAAAACGGATGAGTTGATCCGTATGGTGATGTTGAATAAACAGGTGAGCGCATGAAGTTACTATTAACGCCGTATATTCAAAAAGAATTGGGGGTTGTGTTGTTGAAACCTGGTGCTGAGTTGCTTGAGCAATTTAGAAACCATCAGCGTGTGATCATCAGTGATGTACCACAGAGTTTAGATGTGTTGCCCTCAGGCGCATTAACCGGTGATGAACAGCCGATTTTAAATAATCAGCACATTGTTCAATTTCTCAATAGCAAAAAGGTGATCCACACCATAGATAAAGTGGCACCAATGGATACGTGGGTCGCTCATCATATTCATTGTTGTCAGATTAATAACGATGCAGATAACTATCATCATCATGAATTGGTGACCACATTTCATGAAGCGGGTGTGATCCGCACTTGTTGGTATCACGATAATCATATTCGAAACTCATCAGCAGGGTGGGTTGCTGAGTTGGCTCATAAAAATCGTATTGATTGGATGTTAGATACTATTCGTTTTCGTTTGAGATTAGATGATGGCCACCAGCTGACGATACCTGATTTTTTCACCTTTGCTGTTATGCATAACGTTATCGATGAATTACCTGATGCCATATTGCGGAGAGTGTTGGACTGGCCTGATAAACCCAAAGAACGCAGAGTGCACGGCGGATTTCCTGAGGCTGACATTGTTCCAAATGAAATGTCAGCATTATCTGCAATGAGCGGGCGTTTAGAGGCGATAAAACCGGTTATTAAAGTTGCTGTCGATCCGGAGCCACCAGCCTCATTTCTGCTGAAACCTAAAATGCAACGTTGGGAAAATACCCAATGGTTGCAATGGGTAAAAACTCAACCGTGTTGCGTGTGTGGGCAACAGGCTGATGATCCGCATCACATCATCGGTCATGGTATGGGAGGCATGGGTACTAAAGCTCATGACCTATTCACTATTCCATTATGCCGCATTCACCATGATGAGTTACATCGAGACCCAAAACAATGGGAAGCGACTCACGGCAATCAACTCGAATTGTTATTTCATTTTTTAAACCGTTCTTTAGGTATCGGTGCATTTATTTAACGTGTGTACGGCACGAGTGGAGGAAATATGCCAATTTATGCGCATGACTTGAAATATTTAAGTGATATGGTATCGATAGCTACATCAAACTTAAGGGCTTCAACAAAAGGTCAGTTAGAAGCATTTGAAGATTTTGGGTTAACAGACACGAGAGCAACACCAAGAGTTAGAATACGAGATTTAAAATTAAATGGTCGTTTTGTTTGTCGTGATACCGATCCAATCTATGTATTAGAAACTCGCTGTCGTCGAACACCAAAGCCGATGATAGAGCCTGTGGATTTTTTATTATGCTCATGGCGTAGGGCTATCAATGCATTAAGTGAAGAGCAACACTCATGGATAATGTATTGTTATGGATATAGTTTGAAATTTGAGCATCAAGTTAATATCAGTGTTCATGTGTGGTCTGAATTTGAAAAACAGCATAAAGGTAAAAAGATAACTAAAAAAGTTAAAGAACGACTAAGATCATTAGTCTGGTTATCGGTTCAGGCTTGCACTAGGCGTAATTATTCACAAACAGAGCTGGCTCGCTTGGTGGGTGTTAAGCGTGATAATTGGAGTAAAAACTATCAAGTATATTGGGATTATCTACTTTATGTGTGTTATGAATTAGATAAATTGGCATTACTTTCAATGAGGCGAGTTAGAATCGAGTTGATCAATAAAAATAATAACGACAACTTGCAAAAGTCAACAAAATAGGCGATATTTAAGTCTAATTTGGTATGTTGCCAAAATTGTTTATAACCTCGCCTTTGCGGGGTTTTTTATTGGCAATTAGTAGATAAGACTTGCTGTTCTCTTTGGTCAGAGTTACATGTGTAGTTATGCACAATAACTAACCAAAGGCATAAAATATCATGTTAAAACAGTGTGATATGACAACACAGGCAAGTTGTGTACTTGAAACAATCTCAAAAAATGATTGGCAAACAGTACAAGCAATTTCAAATCAAACTGGGCTAAGTAATGAAAATTGTGAGTTTTTATTAACTCAGTTTGAAATAGCAGGGTTTGTCGCAAAGCAAGGAAATAGCTATA